ATCGGTAGCAACGGCGGTGTACTTGGCAAGAGTGTCCACAAAAGCCGCGTGGCAGGCCCGGTCAAGCGTCTGGGCCTGATGATTGCGCAGCCTCTTGTGAATCATATTGTCAAGATTGAACTCCGAGACTTTTTCGAGTTTCCCGGTGAAGGGGATCGCCAAGCCGTATTCGGCAATTGTCGCTGTTCCCTGTCCCAGCACGAAAGTTGCACGCGGCATAGTTGTAGTCTCGACGAGCGTTCCGTGCGTGCCAGGAATGTCACCCATCTTATCGAACAGGACGATAGCGCCTTTGCCGCCCCCGTTAAGTGCATCTTCTTTGATGTTACAGAACTGGGTAAAGCGCATCAAAGGCTGGCTGGCGTCCCATATTTTCTGTGAGAGCTTCGGATTGGTCAAATAACCCCCGAGAGTGCTCGTCACCCACAATTGTTGTTCAGCCATTTTTGTTTACTCCTTTTTTAATGCCATCGAGCATTGATTAGACAGGAGCAACGGTTTTCGTCTGATTACGCCTATTTCTTCTCTGCTCAATGTAATTTTCACCTGACATTTCCTGTTGTGGTTCCTTCTGAGCAGGAGACGTTTTTCCGGTCGAGGCAGTTCCGCTCATTTGAGCGGCCGCTGCCGCCTTCTTTTTGGCTTCTTCCTCGGCTGCTTTACGGGACTTCTCTGCCTCATCTTTGCCCTCGCCGACTTTCGAGCCTATAAACTCCCTGGCCTTTTTGACCGCTTGCTCGATTTTCTGGTCACTTGGCAAGTGGGGCTGGGATTGAGCTATCTGGTACAGAAATACGCGGACAAGACTTTCTTCCGGAGAATTTTCACCCTTACAGACATCGGGGTATTTTGCCCTTATGTCTCTGGTGGTGAGTTCCTGGCGGAATGTGCTCGCTTGTTGGTTAAGAAGCTCTTTTACCTGCTTGTCTGTAAGATAGACTTCCTCGCCTTCCTCGTCCTGCTGACCGGGCTGAATACTCTGGTCTTGCCCCTTCTGCAAGCGTCCGTAGTCGATGTAAGGATCGAGCGTTCTCATAAGCTCCTGCTGTCTGGAAAGCTCCTGTGAGGTAGTGGTATATTGCGACTGCAATTCCTTTACCTGACTGGCGAGCTTTTCCACTTCGGACTTGTAATCGACCTTATCGTTGCTGTCCGCCTGCTGCTCATTCGAGCCGGCATCATCGGTTGTCTGTCCCGAATTATCAGCCGTTTGCTGTTGACCTGCGTCCATTGTCCCGGCATCCTGCTGGGGTTGAACATCTTGGCCTTCTTCGTTTTCCTTTGCCATTTTTAATGTCTCCTAACCTGCGTTTGAGTTCCCTTAAAAAGAAAGAGATTGTTCAAACTATTTACTTTTACTCATTTGAAACCACATAACAAAAAAAGCCCCCGACGGTATCACGGCGACACCGTTCAGGGGCTATTTCAGCTTGTCCTGTAAAACGTATTTAGATTTTAGAAAGAGCTATGCTTCTCGAATAGATTTTGTACTTCATCTACAGAATTAAGAAAGAAAATCTGATCTTGTGTAAATAATACTAATGTCTGATTATTGCCATAAGCAATACGATTGTATTGAACAGTCGGCCATTTTTGACAATCATTCATGCTATTTGCCACAACAAAATCATCAGGACGTTTTTCTTTATTACGTCTCAATAATTCTGAGAATGGCAAAAAACTCAACAATTTCAAAAAATCCCTGCGTTTCATATTCAAATCCTTTCGCCTTTCACTTTCTGCCTTGTATTGAGGTATTCAGTTTCGATTCTGCCATCCTTGCAATTGACTTCATAACACAACTGACCAGTATAATTGTTATTGGGCACAAGCGCCAATATTCTTTCGCCAATACTTTTCGGCGTTCCGACGGCTTTAACTGTAGAGGTTCGGGATAAACTTTGTTTTGTGCCTGCTATCACAATTGTCCAGCCTCCTGCTTTTGAGTTGCTATCTTTACAGTCTCATCTTTCAGAAGCTCATCGGCCTCGGCGATTGTGTTATGCACAAAAGCCAGCATACTCTCCTGATGAATAAGCTGTTGCTGGTTGGCCTTCAGCTCGACAATATCCTCGTAGTCTCCATGAAGGATTTTCTGTTTGAGAGATTCGATGGAGCGTTGAAGTTCCGGCTCGAAAACATCTTTCCAGCCCGGCATCGAAATCATGTCTCGAAGCTTCTTGGCGTCCTGGATTGTTTTGTTGTTGTCGTCAAGTTTGCTCATGGCAATTCTTTCGTTTCAATTAAGTCAGAATCCCTTTTTCTTGTTCCTGGCAGTCTGGCGTTCCTTGAGCGAATCTTCCTGTTTGCTCAGATCGTCCGGCATCGTTTTCATATCTTCATTTCCTTAACAAGAATGCAAAATCTTCCTCCGCAATCGCATCTGTCGTCGTCTTTTGATGAAAGTATCACAGTCACAGAGCTGCACCGGCCGCACCTGTCGCAGCGATAGAACCTGATTGTGCATGGATTAGGTTCGTACATTATTTGCCTTTACTGACAGCCTTCCTGCGATCCTCAATATACTTGTGCCTGCTAACCGTACCGGCTACAGCTGCATTGGCTTGTCGAATAGCACTTGCCTCACTATCGCCATCGGCCAGTGCGCTATTGGCCACATCAGACCATTGCCGCTTCTTTTTTGGAGTATTGGCTTTTTTCGTATGCTTTTTTGCGTCACCTGGAGACCACGGCATCTTCTTTACTCCTTATTTCATTAAGCAATGCTCCTATGATACTGCCTTGAATTGTAAGCATTCCGATAGCTTTTAACACAGAACCCTCAAGCCCGTTAAGTAACTCAAATAATTCCCTTTCGTTCATATCAACTTGTTGTTGTTCATAAGAAATCACAATATTTGTTACTAAACGTAAATGAGGATATCCGTTTTTGTCCCCTAACTTCTGAACTTGGATGTGAAGATCAGGCAGATTTTGATTAAACCAAGCTTGTATTTCTATGTAGTTCATTTTTCATCCTTTCATCTTGCTCTGTTGCTATCAAATGCTTCCGCCTCTCATACATGTTCCGTTCGGCAAGTATTTCCGGATCGTTTGCTATGTCGCTGTCAATACAATAAGTGTCTTTCCTAAAACGATGCGTCGGCCAGAAAGTTGTTTGGTCCAATTGTATGTAGCTTGAGGCCATTAAATATCAGCCTTTAGTTTTTCTTCGTCCTATCGGCCCCTTACCTTTGCCGATTCCAAGACCACGGCCTCGGCCTTTACTGCGTATCTTGCCGCCCGGACATTTTTTGGTTTTTGACATTATCATTTTCCTTTCTTTTTGGGCATTTTAACGCGCCTTAGACGCGGATTACGCTTTTTTGCCGCAGGAGAAGCTTTCCTGGTCTGAGAGGCAAGGATGGCTCCGGCTTTTTCCTCGCTTAATCCTTGTCTTTGTGCAATCTCCCTCTGAACGGCCTGAAAGCCCGGATGCTCCGGACTCTTGGTCTGTTTTTGTTTTTTCCTGCGAGAACTTATATAACCGTTTTTCCTGGACATGATTTTTATACTCCCTGCGGTACTGCCTGCGCCGCAGCCGCCGAATTAGGTAATTGATTTTGTTGTGGAATTTGAGGCATCATCGGTCTGTTAATGTCCATGTCATTATCATCGCCGGCATCATCTGCAATATCCCAGATGGATACAAGGCGGCCCCACATCTTCTTGATTTTTTCAGGCTTGACAAGACCGCCGAGCTTTATGGCAAGAGCTATGGCCTGCATTAGATTCTCAATCTGCTGTCTCTGCATCAAAAGAAGGCTGAGTCCGCCTACATTTACCTGATATCGTTCGATATTCTTAAACCTTGAAGTGAACTGCTCAAGCATTTCATAGCAGTTATAGAGCATTTTAGAGATTGTATTGACTTCCATCTTCCTGGCAATCACGTCGAAATAGCCGTGAGATTCCGAGGTCTTTATCTCTATTTCTCCGAGTGTTTTCTGCTTGCTGCCGGGCATGCCCGTCAAGAACTCCGTTATCGCCGATCCCTCATTAATTTCCCTTGCCACAAGCTCGAAAACCCTGAAGGCGTCCGACTGAATTCCCTTAACGTTAACTACATTAACGGCTGGTCCCTGTGCGCCTGTTTTTCTCTTGATTAGCTTGCCTGGAAATATCTTCGTCATTTTCTCCGGCTCCATCAAGTCGCTCGGTGAATATTCAAACATTGTATTGACCGTGAAGGTAAGATTGTCCAAAAACAGGTTAAGGAGATTGTTCAGGGTATATTGCAACTTGATTTCCGGCTCTATCAGCGAAACGCCGGCAACGCCGCGGTTCGGATAAACTATCGGTATGATAAAGTCCCAGGGATGTTTTGCGTCTTTGTACTGGTTTTTGTGATTGCGAATGAGATACTTCTCGTTTGCCAGCCACATCAATACGCCTGGCTTTGTTTCCTTGCCGTCCTTGCTAATAACATCACCCCAGAACTCCAATATGCCGACCTTCTTGTTCACAGGGTCATAAGTGTCAAGGTCCCGGCGGTCCATTCTCTCGGCCCTCTCATCCTTTTCGGAGTAAGTCTCATGGATTTTATTGATTTCATCCATATCAAAGACCGGCTCTTTGGCGTTCTCATTACCCTTTTCTGATTCCTTGTTTGCCTCTCTGGCTATTTCCAGAAGCCTGGCAAGGTCGATTTCCTTGTATTCAACGACATAGCGTGGCGAATCATCCTGGAAAGGCTGAAATTCTGGTGCAATATAAAGATTCTTGACGTCTGTATTCTCAAACGATAGACGGTCTTTGCCGTTATTGAAATTCCGTTTATGAGCGCCGAAGCCGAGAAGATTTGAGGATTTTATAGATTCGCCGAAAGATGAAGTGAAGTTTGTCTTTTTCAGATGGGCCTTAAAAAGCTTGTCATCATCGGTTGCCTGGTCTTCGTAATCCTCAAGCTGGTTTTTAAGATCGTCGAGTTTTTCTTTGGCCTGCGTAACAAATTCCTCAGCTTGCTCCATCGCTTTCTGCTGAAACTCTATGGTAAGCAAAATCCTTTGCTTCTCAGCCGGATCAGTCGTTTGTTGCCGTCTTGACTCTATATCCTTCAGCATTTCCTGAGCGCTTTTTGTAATGTCGGCGGCACTTTTTTCAGCCCTCACAAGCTCCTTCCTTGCCTGCTTTATTTGGGATTTGAGAGGCAGTATAAATTCCTCATCGAGCTCGATATTGAAAAGCTTGCTGGTTTGAAGTATTGCTCGTTCAATCAAAAGCGAAGACCTTTCGACGGCCATGAAAAGTTTGGGTATGAATGCCTTGCTCTGCCACTGCTCTTTTTCGGTGTAATCTTGGCGGTTTTGGTATATTTGCCAGAGTTCGTCCCACCGTTTCCTGAGCGATTTAGTCGCATCCTCAGCCTCCTTCTTGCAGTCGAGAATGTATTGCTTTAGATAAGCTGTGTCATCAAGACTGCTCTTGCCCTGCTCGGTTGACTTAGGTTCCGGCGATTGCTTCTGCTCGGCTATTGTCTGTTTTGTGTCTGCCATTTACCTGCTTCATATTAATTTCATATCAGATTTGTTTTCGGCTTTTTAAGTAATAATCCTTGAAGTCGAATGAGAAATTTCTATCCTTTCGTCAATCAAATGCGCTCTTGACTGCGTAGCTCATGGCTATGTCGGTAGCATCGTCGCCGGCATCGTATTCGTCAAGATAAATCGCCTGGCTGTCGTAATCAATCATTTTGAGTCCCCACAAACCGTAAATAAGACAATCGGCCCTGTTCGGGCTTCTGCCGAGCCGTTCGGCTTTTTTGATAATCTCCTTGCTCTCTATCTTGTAGCCGCGAGGTGTAAGCTCATAGCCGATTTGTGATAATTCCTCAATGAGAATTGGATCATCAGGAATTGATACCATAATCTCTCGAAACTGTTCCCGTGCAGCCCACCAAAACTCGGCTCGCTTATTATAACACAAAGGCTCTGCGCAAGTGGACTTTTCAGATGAGTTGGCTGCGATGATACATTTTTCTCCCATCTTATTCAGCCAACTAATGACTCCGGCGCCAGGGCCTATAGAATCAATTACAATCCCACCTGCTTTCGTATCCCTTCTCATTGTCTGGCAACGAGCGGCAATCTGGTCGGCCTGCTTGTTTCGGAAGAAATCGTGTGCAATAATTTTTCCGTTTTGAATTCCGTAAATCACACCTTCATCACCTGAATTGTCCGCCTCAGAAACTCCGCACGGATCGCAGGCGACAATCGTCTTCGTTCTAAGACTTCGATAAGTATTACCTATCGCCCTTCTTATCCAGGAATAAGGTAAAACCTTTTCATCGGTATCAACATCTTCCCATGAATTGAGGACAAAGCGATTGAAAAGGGCAGGAGATTCCTTCTCCATTGTTCGCCAGTCAGCTATCGTATCGGGCGGCAAGTTTTTTTCGTTATCAAAGCTTGTGGCCTCAAATAGCTGGTATTCAGGATTGCGGTCCGGATCGGGGGCTTTCCATAATTTCCATATCCAGTTATGACCTTTGGTATTAGCAATTATAATTCCTCTGTGCGGTACACCTTCACGCCTTAGCCTACCCCGGCACATTTGGAATTCATTGTCGGTATCAAATTCCTCCGCCTGCTCCATCAGAAATCCGCCGAGATTCATATTTTGCAAAACATCGGAATTGTTTATCTGCTCTCCGTGCCGAAACATTATCAAAGAGCCATTTTTGAACTTCACATTTTTGTCTGAGCCAACCTTCAAGCCTGTGTATTTCTCAAAATCCGGTATTGTTGAGTCTTCAAGCCTGGTAAACTCCTTTCTTACAACAAGCCACTGGTTATTCGGATATTTTTCCGAATCTCTAACAACCTTCAATATGCCAAACATTGTCTTGCCTGTACCCCAGGCACTTACCATCGCAGGAAATCTGGCATCACTCCGTATAAAGCCGGACTGATAAGGCCTCATCTTAACCCTCTTTATCCTTTCGTTCTTCTCGGCCATCACTTGTCCTCATCATCCTCAAGAATAATTTTTACCGAACCGCCAATTTCAATATTCTGCTGATCCCGCATGTCTGTAATGTTAATCGCAACAAATTTAGCAAAAGCATGATTATACAAACCAAGAAGACCGCAAGTAATCAGATGTTGCTTTTGTAGCTCTTTGGCGCGCGTATAAGCGGCGGAAAACTCTGGATATTTTTTGGCCCACTCAACAATCGTGTCATCATTTACGCCTATTTTTTTAGCAAAATTTCCAAAAAACGGCAAATGATTTGCTCTTTC